AACTCGGCGCGCGGGATTTCCGACAAGGACCAGTCGCCGCAGGCGCAGGCGGCGCGGCGGATCAACGGCTTTGCCGATCTCGACGGGATCGAGTTCATCGCCCGCATCGACATCGGCACCGATGCCAGCGGCGACGACAAGAACGAGATCCGCAGCGCGGTCACGCCCGACCATCGCGACTACGCGCAAGTCATGGGGACTGTGCCGCTGCAGTTCGGCGAACAAGGTGCAGCCGGGCATGCCCCGCAGCAGACCTCCCCTGCGGCGCCGGCACATCAGCCCGGCCAGCCCGCGTCCGCTCCCGGGTTCGCCGGTCGGCCGAGCTGGGCGCAGTAAGGGGGAGACCGGCCATGCGCCTGCGCCCCCGCCAGAAGACCTTCGTCGAGCGCAGCCTGGCTGCGCTCGCCTCCCGCGGCAACACGCTGGGCGTAGCGCCCACCGGTGCTGGCAAGACCATCATGCTCTCGGCGGTCACCGGCGAGATGATCGGCGACGGTGCGAAGGCCTGCGTGCTGGCGCATCGGGACGAACTGACGGCGCAGAACCGCGCCAAGTTCCAGCGCGTGGTGCCGGGCGTCGCCACATCGGTCATCGACGCCACGGAGAAGTCGTGGAGCGGCCAGGTCGCCTTCGCCATGGTGCCGACGCTGGCGCGCGCCTCGAACCTCGCGGACATGCCGCGTCTCGACCTGCTGGTCGTCGACGAGGCGCACCATGCCGTCGCCGACAGCTATCGCCGCATCATCGACCGGGTGCGCGAAGCCAATCCCGACGCCCGCATCTTCGGGGTCACGGCTACCCCGAACCGGGGCGACAGGAAGGGGCTGCGCGAGGTCTTCGACAATGTCGCCGACCAGGTGCGGCTGGGCGAGCTGATCGCCTCGGGCCATCTGGTGCCGCCGCGCACCTTCGTCATCGATGTCGGTGTCCAGGACGAGTTGCGCTCGGTCCGCAAGACCATGTCGGATTTCGACATGGCGGAAGTGGCGGGCATCATGGACCGCGCCCCCGTCACCGATGAAGTGATCCGCCACTGGAAGGAAAAGGCGGGCGATCGGCAGACCGTGGTGTTCTGCTCCACCGTCGCCCACGCCGAACACGTCACCGACGCCTTCAGGGCGGCGGGCGTTTCCGCCGCCCTGGTCCACGGCGATCTGGCGGCAGAGACCCGAAAGGCGATCCTCGCCGACTACGCGGCGGGGGACATCCGCGTCGTGGTCAACGTGGCGGTGCTAACCGAGGGATGGGACCACCCGCCCACCTCCTGCGTCGTGCTGCTGCGCCCCAGTTCCTACAAGTCCACGATGATCCAGATGGTTGGGCGCGGCCTGCGCACCGTCGATCCCGAGGAACACCCGGGCATCGTGAAGACCGACTGCATCGTTCTGGATTTCGGGATGTCGAGCCTCACGCACGGCACGCTGGAGCAGGATGTCGATCTCGACGGCCGCGTGCCGACGCCGGGGGAAGCCCCCACGAAGCTCTGCCCCGAATGCAAGGCCGAGATCCCGATCGCGGTCACCGAATGCCCGATCTGCGGGTGCGAGTTGCCGCGCGAAGGCGCTGAGCCAATCGACAGTTTCGTCATGACCGAGCTCGATCTTCTCGAGCGATCGAGTTTCGCGTGGGTGGACCTGTTCGGCGACGACGCCGCGCTGATGGCCAACGGCTTTCACGCCTGGGGCGGCGTGTTCTTCCTCGAGGGCCGCTGGCACGCGGTCGGGGGCGCCAAAGGCAAGGCGACGCGGCTCCTGAGCGTGGGCGAGCGCATCGTCTGTCTCGCGCAGGCCGACGACTGGCTGAACACCCACGAGACCGACGAGAGCGCCTTCAAGTCCAAGGGCTGGCTGAAGCAGGACGCGACGGAAAAGCAGCTGAATTGCCTGCCGCCGGAGTTCCGGCGCGATTACGGCCTGACGCGCTATCGCGCCTCCGCGCTGATCTCGTTCCAGTTCAACAAGCGCGACATCCGGCGCCTCGTCACGGCTGCCGAGCCCGAGCGGAGGGCGGCGTGAGCCATGTCGCGCAAGTCCCATCCCCGCCCGCAGCGCCTGCGGATTGCCCGGAGCGTATTCGGCTCTGGCACCCGCGCCTCAAGCCTTGCGCTGTCTGTCTGCGCCCCGCGCGCGGCTTCGGTTTCTTCAACCCCATCAAACCCCGCCCCCGCGAACACCGCTGGTTCTGCTCGATGCACTGCCAGGCGTTCTTCGCGGCCCGCCACCGGAAAGGACTGACCATGCAGGGAACGACCGATGAAGAACGCCTCGCCATAGCTCTGGTGATGAAGCGGCTCGGCACGACCATGGACGAGATCGGCTGGGACAAGCGGCTGCGGGACCTGGATGCGACAGAGGTCACCGCGCTGATCGAGGAGGTTCTGGAAGGCTACAGCGCCGAGATGTCGCGCATCTCCGCCAGGAGCGAGGTGCCGTTCTGATGTTGGATTTCAATCCGCGCCCTTCCATGGCCGAGCGGATCAACACGCTGGTCGACGCCGCGCTGATCGCCGAGCGGGAGGCCACGCCTCCCCGAACCTATCTCGGCGCGTCCCGTCTGGGGCATGCCTGCGAACGCGCGCTGCAGTTCGAGTTCGCGGGCGCGCCCAAGGATGAGGGCGCGGATTTCGGCGGCCAGACCCTGCGGATCTTCGCGATCGGTCATCAGCTCGAGGATCTGGCGATCCGCTGGCTGCGGGCGGCGGGGCTCGACCTCTACACCCGCAGGGGCAACAGGCCCGATGGGGATCAGTTCGGCTTTTCCGTCGCTGGCGGCCGCATCCGGGGGCATGTCGACGGGATCGTGGCCGGAGCCCCGGCCGCGCTCGGTCTCCGCACCCCGGCGCTCTGGGAATGCAAGACGATGAACGCGAAGAACTGGCGGGCCTGCGTCAAGGACGGGGTTGCCGTCTCCAAGCCCGTCTATGCCGCCCAGATCGCGATCTACCAGGCTTACATGGAGCCCTCGGTGCCGGGCATTTCCTCGGCCCCTGCACTGTTCACGGCGATCAACAAGGACACGGCCGAACTGCATCACGAGCAGGTGCCCTTCGATGCCGATCTGGCGCAGCGCATGTCCGACCGCGCGGTGCGGATCCTGCAGGCTACCGACGCGGGCGATCTGCTGCCCCGCATCGCCGCCAGCCGCGACTTCTTCGAATGCCGGTTTTGTCCCTTTGCCGCGCGTTGCTGGAGCGTGGCTGCATGACCGACGAGCCCACCGAGCCATCCGACCCCGACCAGGAGCCAGCCATGCGCGACGACACCACGCCCGATGAGCCCAAGGAAAACATCGTCCATTTCAACCCATGGCGCGACTTCAACGATGCCGCGCCGCAGATCGACGTCTTCGGCGACGAGCCCGACCCTGCGCAGATCGCGCAATTCATGCAGGTCGTCTTCGGGTATTGCGACGGTCTGATCCCTGTCCGCAGTTTCATCGACAAGGGTCAGGGCATCGATGGCCGCCCGCACAACATCTGGCTGGAAGCGGATCATTCCGCCCCCGAAAAGATGGCGACCTTCGCGACATGGGCCTCGCGGGAAGGTGCCGCGGTCTACGTCATCCCCGGCACCGTGTCCGCGCACGGCCAGGCCAAGGCCGCCGATATCCTGCAGATGCAGACGGTGGTGGTCGATCTCGATACCGGTGACATCGCCGCCAAGCGCGCGCACCTCGAGCGCCACCTCGGCGTGGCCAGCATGGTGGTGGAGAGCGGCGGCGTGACGGCCGAGGGGCAGCGCAAGTGCCACGTTTGGTGGGCGCTGACCGAACCTGCCGAGGGTGAAGACATAGCGCGCGTCTGCCGTCTGCGCGGCGACATCGCCGCAAAGGTCGGCGGCGACATGCATTTCCGCTCCGCCCATCAGCCGATCCGAGTGGCGGGCTCGGTCTACTACAAGAACAACCTCAAGACGCAGGTGCGGATCGTCGAACTGAACGCCGACCGCGAACGCGATCTGGCCGAATTCATCGAAGCCGTCACCGACATGCCGCCCGCGCCGGGCGTGTCCCTGCAGCCCGCGTTCACCCATCCCGACAAACCGGCGATGGATGATGTGCTGGTCACGCCGGTGCGCGAGGGGGCGCAGGACGACTGGTCCCGCTTCGAAGGTGCGTCCGCCGCGATCGGGCATTTCATCCGCATGGTCCACGAGGGCCGGATGACAAAGGACGAGGGCTGGATCGGCATCTGCGGCTACAACGCCGCGATGCTGCGGCCCCAGTGGCCGGTTGAGCGGCTGAAGCGGGAATCCGAGCGGCTTTGGGAACTGCATGTCAAGAAATACGGCCCGCCGCTGATCCGGCTGGACTCCGGCGCACCGGGACCGGTCGAGATGCCCGCCTTCACGTTGGGCGCGCTGCTGGACGACCAGAGCCCGATGCCGGAGGACATCATCGCGCCCCGCGTGCTGACGCCGGGCGGACTGCTGGTGCTGGGCGGTGCGCCCAAGGTCGGCAAGAGCGACCTGCTGATCTCCTGGCTTGTCCACATGGCCGCCGGTGTGCCCTTCCTCGGCTTCACGCCGCCACGGCCGCTGCGGATCTTCTACCTGCAGGCCGAGATCCAGTATCACTATCTGCGCGAGCGGCTGAAGCAGATCGCCCTGCCGCCCGACGTGATGGCCGCCGCGCGCGACACCTTCGTCGCCACACCCAAGCTGAAAATGCTGCTCGACAACGAGGGCAGCGTGCGGGTTGCCCGTGCGATCCGGACGGCATTCCCGGATGCGCCGCCCGACATCCTCTGCGTCGACCCGATCCGGAACCTCTTCGATGGCGGACCCGATGGCGGTGGCGAGAACGACAACACCGCCATGATGTTCTTCCTCAAGGAGCGGGTCGAGGTTCTGCGCGACCACATCGACCCGGACTGCGGAGTCATCCTGATCCACCACACCAAGAAGCTCAGCAAGCACCAGGTGAAGGAGGATCCGTTCCTCGCGCTTTCGGGCGCCAGCGCCTTGCGGGGCTTCTACACTTCCGGCCTCATCCTGCACCGCCCCGACGAGGACGCGTCAGAGCGCAAGTTGGAGATCGAGCTGCGCAACGGCCCCGCGCTGCCCTCGAAGCTGATCGACAAGGTGCGCGGCCAATGGGTCGAGATCAACCCGATGAACGAGCGCCTCGTGCGCCAGGACATCGGCGCCAGGCATGATGCCGAGCGGGATCGGAAAAACCAGGTCGTCCTGGGGATGATCTTCGACGAGGCGGCCGAGGGTCGGCTCTACACCGCCACGCAGTTCGCGGAGGCGTTCGAGAACCAGCACGATCTCGGCGGGCGCTACAGCATCCGTGAGCGGCTGTCGGTGCTCGCCACCAAGGGCCTGATCAAGTTCCGCCGGAGTTTCACGGAGCACGGGTACGCCGGGACGCAATCGCATTTCGGATATCTCGTGATCAGGGACATGCGCTTCGGCCGCGATCCCGTGATCGACACGGACACCGGAGAGGTCCTTGCCGAGGGCGTCGCGGTGCTGCCGACCCACTACAAATGCCCCCATTCCGGCCGCGCGCGCGAGGTCGAGAACCCCTCCGTCTGGGTCTATCCGGAGGAGGCCCATGACTGACTTCCTCATCATGAGCGCGGCCTTCCTCATTCTCATCCCTTTCTCATGGCCCAATGAAATCAACGGGTTGGGCATGAGGATGAGAAAGGCCTTCCTCATCGACCCGCCTCATCCTCTGAGCCATGAAAAATCAATGGGAACAGGGACTTGCAGCCAGAAGATGAGACGAGTGGGCAAGCCCCCATACTACGTATGGGGAGGCCAACCGGCAGGTTTGGCCTCTCCTCCCATACGTCGAGGGTATCCGCGCGCGGGCTCCGACGCTCCCTGCACATTCCGATCCGACGACGGCGGCCCCGTACCGCCAAGCACCAGGCCACCGTCGTCTTCCACCCGAGCAGCCAACCAGAAGAGGAGACCACCCATGGCTGACCTGACTCTCGCCACCTCCAGCCGCGAGGCAATCCCCGATCTGCGGCCCGTCGTCCGCGCCAACCGGGTGATCCTTGCCCTCGATCTCGGCACCACGACGGGATGGGCGCTGCACGGCATCGACGGGCTGATCACCTCCGGCACGGCGTCCTTCCGCCCCGGGCGGTTTGATGGCGGCGGCATGCGGTATCTCCGCTTCACCAACTGGCTCAC